AAGAGAACAACCCCTACATCGCCCGCGGCATTGGCGCCAAGGTGGCCAACACCGTGGGCAGCGGCATCACCCCCAAGAGCATGGCCGCCAGTGAGCGCGACCGTGCCGCGCTTGATGCCGCCTGGGAGCAGTTCGTCGCGCAGTGCGACGCAGACGGCCGCAACAACCTCTACGGCCTGCAGACCCTGTGCGAGCGCACCCGCAGCCGAGACGGTGAGGTACTCGTGCGCCTGCGCCCCCGCCGCACCACAGACGGCCTGCGCGTGCCCCTGCAGCTGCAGGTGCTGGAAATCGACTGGCTGGACAGCGCCAAGAATGAAATGGCCGGGGCCGACACCATCATCAACGGCATCCAGTACAACCCGCTGGGCCGCGTGGTGGGTTATTGGCTCTACGACCAGCACCCCGGTGAGCTGGTCACCCTGCGCGGCCGCATCGCCGGCAGCCGCTTTGTGCCCGCTGCCAGCGTGCTGCACTACTACCGGGCAGACCGCCCGGGGCAGGGCCGGGGCGTCACAGATCTGGCCAGCGTCATTGTCCGCACGCGCGACCTCATGGTGCTGGAAGACGCAGAGCTCGCCCGCAAGAACCTCGAAACCCGCTTGTCTGTGCTGGTCACCGGTGAGCCTGAAGACCTCGCCATCGATGCAGGCGGCAGCCAGGCGGGTGCCGCATCCACCGCGGCGCGCACCGGTGAACTGGGCAGCCTGCCCAGCGGCACCGTCATGGGCTTGCCGCCCGGCGGCAGCATCACCGTGGTGGAGCCCAAGGCGGCGCCTGGCTTCAACGAGTACCTGCGCACCCAGCTCCATGCCGTGGCCGCCGGCATCGGCGTCACCTATGAGCAGCTCACGGGCGACATGACCGGCGTGAACTACAGCAGCGCCCGCGTGGCGCTCATCGAGTTCCGCCGCAACATCGAGCAGCACCAGTGGCAGTGCGTCGTGCCGCGCCTGTGTGAGCCCATCTGGCGCGCGTTCGTGGACGCTTGCGTGCTCGCCGGCATCGTCCGCAGCCCAGACTACGCCGTGGACTGGTCCACCCCCAAATGGGACTACGTAGACCCAGAAAAAGAGGTCCGCGCAGACCTCGACGAGATCTTCGGCGGCCTCGCCAGCCACGAGGAAAAGCTGCGCAAGCGCGGCTACAGCTTCAACCAGGTCAATGCACAGGCCGCCGCCAACCTGCTGGCCATGGAGCAAAGCGGCTGGCTGCAGCACATGATGGCCTGGAAGTTCGGCCCCACAGATCCCGCCGCCACTGCTGCGCAGGCAGAAAGCCGTGCGCAGCAGGTGGCGCTGCAGGCTCAGCAGCACGCACTGGCGCGCGAGATCCAGCGGCTGCAGGCCGAGGTCAGCGCCGCAGAGTCCCGCGAGTTGGCGCGCCTGCAGGCTGAGGCCGCCGCTGCAGATGCACGCGGCGAAGCAGCGGCCGCTGCCGCCCTTCGCGCCTCCATGGAAGCGCTGGCCACCTGCGTGCGCGAAGCCCCTGCGCCGGTGGTCAACGTCGCCCACCACCAGCACAGCCACACGCATGCCACCACGCCCATGCGCACCGTGGCCGATCGCGACCCCGATACCCACCTGATCCGCGGCACCGTACAGGTGCCTATGACCCCAGACGAAGTGGCCCAGGCCCAAGCCGCGCTCGAGCGCGCTGCCACTCAAGCCACTCAGGAGTAAGCCGCCATGCCCGCCAGCTACCGCACCTCCCTCAAAAACACCCGCATGACCGCCGTGCGCGATGACATCGACAACGGCGCCGGCGCCGGTGTGCTGCAGATCGGCACCGCCGGCATGGCCGTGGTGCTGGCAGACATCACGCTTGCAGACCCCTGCGGCACTGTGTCTGCAGGCGTGCTCACATTCAGCGGCTTTCCGCGCTCCGACACCAGCGCCAACGCCACCGGCACGGCGGCTGCCGCCCGCATCCGAGACAGCGCCGGCAACGACATCGTGACCGGCCTCACCGTCACCGCCACCGGCGGCGGTGGAGACATCCAGCTCAATAGCGTCAGTGTGTCCACGGGTCAGACCGTGGAAATCACATCCGCAGCCATAACGCACGCTGCCTAAGCCATGGCCATCAGCACCCTCGATCAGCTGCTGGATGCGCTGGGCAACAACTCCAGCCGCATCGTCTGGGACAAGGCCAGCCTGGCCAACGCAGCGGCCGGTCAAGTGTTTAGCTTGTGGCGCGCTACGGGTGTGCCGGGGCAAGGCGCCATCCCCACCGCAGCCGCCATTTGCACCAAGGGCCTGACCGGCGCCATGGGTTTCGACAACCAGACGGCCCCGGTGGCGAGCTACTACGCCTGGCAAACCATCACCACCGGCAACAACACCACCGCCGTGGAGGTGCACGATCGCTGCGCCCACATGGGCGGGCTGAACGGCACGCTCACCACCGCGCAAACCGTGAGCATGGACGTGTCCACGCTCGGTGGTGGGCTGGACCCCGCGCGCCGTGGAGACCCCAACTACAGCGACCTGCAGTGGTGGATCGAGATCTTTACCGACTTGGGCGCGACCGGTGTCAACGCCACCGCCAACGTCAACTTCGATAATGGCTCTACCGGCAACCTGCCCGTAGTCGCGCTGGGTGCCACGCCGCGTGCTGGGCGCCTGTATCCGCTGGTTTCCAACGTCTCTGGCCGCTTCATTCGCGGGGTCAACACCATCACGTTGTCGGCCACCACGGGTGCAGCGGGCAACTTCGGCGTCACGGTCACGCGGCCGCGCACCGTGGTCAATGCCAACGTGGCCAACAAGGCTGAGCAGTACGACTGGGCACAGCTCGGTCTGCCCATCATCCCCAATCACTCCTGCCTGCAGATGGTCATGATCTGCAGCACCACCAGCACCGGCACCGTGCGCGGCCAGGGCAAGATCGCCCACGGGTAGCGTATGGCGCTCCCGCTGCGCAGCCCCTACGTCCGCAAGCCGCGCGCTGCCAGCCCAGTGGGGCAGGGCGGCGCGTCGGCCGAGCTGTTCACCAATGCGTTTTTCGGGGCGGTAGCGCTCAGTGGCCCCCTGGCGCTCACTGAAGAGCCCGATGCGCTGGCCGCATCAGGCACGGTCAGCGGCGGCGGTGGCGGCATTTCCGGGGTGCTCGCCACCACAGAGCAGGCCGATGCCGTCAGTCTTGTAGGCGCCGTGCGCGTGGCGGGCGTGCTCAGCGTCACCGAAGCAGCCGACGCCGTTGCAGCCGCAGGGCTGGTGCGCACCGCTGGCGCGCTGGTGGTCACTGAAGGGGCGGACGCGGCAGACTTGCTGGGCGTGTTGCGCACCACGGGCAGTGTTGCGCTCACTGAGGCTGCAGATACGTTCTCTGCGGCGGGCAGCGTCACAGACTCCGCGCTCACTGGGGTGTTGAATGTGACCGAGGACGCAGATGTCCTGGTCGCTGCCGGGCAGGTGGTCTCGAATGCGGTCACCGGTGTTTTCGCCGTCACCGAGCTGCCCGATGTGTTCCAGGCGTCAGACGGCACCGCGCAGTCTGAGCCGCCGCAAGCCGGCGCAGGTCGCCTGCGCCAGCGGCGCGCTGCCCGCTGGCTGGATCCGCGTGAGCCCGCGCCCGCGCTGCCCGACGTGGTGGGCGTGGTGCTGGCCTCTGAGGGGCAAGACACCGCCGCTGCACTGGGCCGTGTACACGTTGAGGGGGTGGCGCAAATCAGTGAGGGCGCAGACACCGGCCTCATGCCCGGCGCGGTCAGCTGGCGAGACATGCACCAGCGCGACGAAGCCCGTGTTTTCTGGCTGCTCGAAGCGGCATAAACCACACGCAGAAAAAATCGTCTCACTTCCTCTGAATTTGAGACAGCCCACTGCGCACACTGCGCAGTATGAGCACCGCCACCCAACAGCCCAGCCCCCAGCGCCCGCAGCAGCACCTGCAGCGCGCCGGTGAGGGCCTCGATCTGCAGACCCGCCTGCAGCCCGAAACCTGGAACGAGGCCGACCGCACCATCGAGGTGGTCTGGACCACCGGCAGCATGGTGCGCCGCTACGACTGGTACGAAGGCACCTACTACGACGAAGAGCTCGTGGTCACGCCTGAGGCCGTGGACCTCGCCCGCCTGGGCAACGGCGCTGCCCCTGTGCTGGATACGCACCGCTCCGGCGGCCTGTCCAACGTCATTGGCGTGGTGGTGCGCGCGTGGCTGCAAGACGGCCAAGGCTACGCACAGCTGCGACTCAGTGAGCGGCCTGAGCTGGCCGGCGTGGTGGCCGACATCAAGGCCGGCGTCATCCGCAACATCAGCGTGGGCTACAGCGTGCTGCGCTGGGAAGTCACGCCCGCGCAGCAGCGCACCGATGGGGTGCCCGTGCCCCTGTACCGCGCCGTCAGCTGGCGCCCCTCTGAGCTTTCTTTCGTGCCCATCCCGGCCGACGCCGATGCCGTCAGCCGGTCTGCGCACTCAACCCCTCCCGGCCTGCCGTCCGAGCAGGTCGAGATCGTCCGGGCGCCCGCCCATCAACCCGTGGAGAAATCCAGCATGGAAAAGCAAGACCCCAAGGGCGGCACGCCTTCGCCCGAAGACACCGCCGCACAAGCCGCCCGCGCAGAGGCTGAAAAGCTCGAGCGCCAGCGCGGTGCGGACATCATCAACCTCTGCACGCGCGCCAACGTGCCCGCCAAGGCTGGCGAGTACATCGCTCAGGGCCTGAGCCTGGACAAGGTGCGCGAGCTCATCCTCGACGAAGCCTTCCGCAAGGACCAGGCTGCAGGCGGCAATCGCAACGTGCACATCGAGACCGTGCGCGACGAAACCGAAACCCGCCGCGCTGGCGTGGAAGAGGCTGTGCTTGCCCGCTTGGACAGCAAGGTCAAGCTCACCGACAACGGCCGCCAGTACCGGGGCATGTCGGTGCTTGAAATCGTGCGTGAGCTGGCTGAGGCCCGTGGCATCAAGACGCGCGGCATGGCCCCCATGGATCTGGCGCGTACCGCCTTCCACACCACGAGCGACTTCCCCATCATCCTGGGCAACGTGGCCAACAAGCGCCTGCGCTCCAGCTACGAAGAGAACCCCGGCACCTACGCCATCTGGGCCCGCCGCGCCCCGGATGCCCGCGACTTCAAGACCATCACCGTGGCCCAGCTTTCCGGTGCGCCGGACCTGCAGCGCGTCAACGAGCATGGTGAGTTCCAGATGGGCACCGTGCGCGAAGCGGGCGAGACGTATTCGCTGCTCACCGCCGGCCGCATCGTCACGCTCACGCGTCAGGCCATCATCAACGATGACCTGCGCGCGTTCGACCGTCTCGTCACGGCCTTCGGCGCCGCCGCTGTGCGCTACGAAAACGCCGTGGTGTACGGCATCCTCACCGCCAACGCCGCAATGGCCGACGGTCAGCCGCTGTTCAGCGCCGCCGCAGGCAACCGCGCACAGAGCAACATCCAGACCGGTGGCGGCTCTGCGCTGGCACTGGCAGGCCTCAACGCCGGCCGCGCCCAAATGCGGCGCATGCAAGGGTTCAATGCCGAGCCGCTCAACATCACGCCGTCGTACCTCATCGTCCCGGCGGCGCTCGAGCACACGGCCTACCAGTTCACCAGCAGCCAGTTTGTGCCGGCGCAGTCCAGCAACGTCAACGAGTTTCGCGAAGGCGGGCGCACGGCGCTCACCCCCGTGGTTGAGCCGCTGCTGGACGCAGCCAGCCAGACGCAGTGGTACTTGGCTGCCAACAGCAACCAGGTGGACACCGTCGAGTACTGCTACCTGGACGGCGCACAGGGCCCGGTCATCGAGTCCGAGATGGGCTTCGAGATCGACGGCATGAGCCTCAAGTGCCGCCTGGACTTCGGTGCCAAGGCCATCGACCACCGCGGCCTGCATCGCGCAGCCGGCGCCTGATGCCTGAGCGGGGGCCGGGCAACCGGCCCCCATCTGCAACCCCTGCACACACCACGCAACACCACGCATTTCAGGAGCAAGCACCATGCGCAACGGAATCTCCACCGGCGAAGTCATCCGCGTTACCGCGCCTTACGCCGTCACTGCCGGCCAAGGCGTTCAAGTGGGCCGCCTGTTCGGTGTCGCTGCCAGCGACGCTGCCAACGGCGCCGAAGTCGAAATCAGCACCAAGGGCGTGTTTGAGCTCACCGCGCTGGGCACGGACACCGCCACGGTGGGCCAGGCCCTGTACTGGGACAACACCAACCGCCGCATCACCACCACGCTCACCGGCAACCTGCTGGTGGGCTGCGCCACCGTGGCCAAGGGTTCCGGCCCCACCACGGCCGTGGTGTTTGTGGACGGCACCGTCCGCCCGTAATCGGCTGAAGCCCCGGCGCCATGGACTTCACGTCGCACACGGCACGCATCATTGCCCGCTTGGGCCGCCCGGTGGTCTACACCCCCCAGGGCGGCCAGGCGCGCGAGGTGCTGGCCGTGTTCGACGCGGGCTATGGCCTGGTGGGGCAGGCCCTGGGTGTGGACAGCGTCCAGCCCAATGCCGTCTGCGTGGCCAGTGACGTGCAGGGCGTGCGTGACCGCGACACCCTCGGGGTGGACGCCACCACCTACCGCGTCGCCAGTGTCCAGCCCGATGGTGATGGCACCGTGCGGCTGCTCCTGCAGCGGCAGGGGGCCTGAGCCGTGGCGCACGCTCGCAGCACCATCCGCGCACTGGTGGTGGCTCAGCTGCAAAGCGGCACCGCCGCGCAGGCTGCCAACGTCACCAATACCCGGATGACGCGCCCGCAGGCCAGTGCCTCGCCTGCGCAGCTGCCCGCGATCGACGTGCGCACCCCAGACGATGACGCCACGCTGGAGACCCTGGGTCTTGATGCGGCCGGCATCGTGCGGCGCCAGCTCACAGTGGTCATCCGTGCCTACGTGCAGGCAGACAGCGACGTGGCCACCCCGATGGATGACCTCTGCGCAGAGATCGAGGCGCGCATGGCCGCACTGCCCGCGGACTACCAGCCCACGCTGACCACCACCGCCATCGAGTACGAGGCCCAAGCCGAGCGCCCGATGGCTGAGGCCACCCTTGAGTACCAGCTGACCTACTACACGCAGGCCAGCAACCCCGCCACCCTTCACACCTGACCCTTAGAGAAAGAGCAGCATCATGGCCAAAATCCTAGCCGTCGGTACGGTGGTCGCCATTGCGTCCACCTACGGCACCGCGTCCAACATGACCGCCCTCACCAATGCGGCCAACGCCGTGGCCACGCTGGCCGCTGGCCATGGCGTGGTGGTGGGCGACTTTGTCGAAATCACCAGCGGCTGGGGCCTGCTCAGCGGGCGCATTGCGCGCGTGAGCGCCGTGGCCACCAACGATGTCACGCTCGAAGGCATCAACACCACCAGCACCTCGCTGTATCCCACGGGCCAAGGCACGGGCAGCATCCGCCGCATCACCGCCTGGACCAACCTGAGCCAGATCACGGCAGACCTGGCCGTCAGTGGTGGCGAGCAGCAGTTTGCAGACGTGACCGAAATCACCGACCGCACGCAGCAGCAGATCCCCACCACCCGCAGCCCCGTGGTGGTCGAGCTGCCCATCTATGACGATCCCGCGCTGCCCTGGGTGTCCATAGTGCGCAACGCCAGTGACTCGGCCGTGGCCACGGCCGTGCGCATGATTTTCCCCAACGGCTCGCGCCTGGTGGGCAACGCCTTCTGGAGCCTGGGCGACGTGCCCACCATCGAAGACAGCACGCTGCGCAACAGCGTCACGCTGACCTTCACCGGCCAGCCCACCCGCTACGCCACCTGAGGCCTGAGCCCCCATGGACGCACAAGCGCTCAAGGCCCATGTAGAAGCTGCGCGCCGCGCCACGCTGGACGTGGCCGGCTACAGCTTCACCGTGCGGCTGCCGTCGCGGTTCGAGATCCAGCTCGCTTGGATGCGGGCGCGAGAGTCTGGTCTGGGCGAAGGCAGCGCCACCCTGCACACCGGCCGCAAGTTGCTGCTGGACGCGGTGCAGGGCTGGGCCAACGTGCGGGTGTCTGACTTTGGCGCAGACGGCACAGACCCGGTGCCCTTTGCAGCCGAGCTGGTGCCTGTGCTGTTTGAAGAGCGCCCGCAGCTGGCTGAGCAGGTGCAGCAGGCCTTTGATGACTGCATTGCCCAGCGCAGTGCACGCCAGAAGGCCGCTGAAAAAAACTGACTGAGCGCATCGCCTGGGAGTTCTCCCGGGCCGGTGCGCAGTCCGAAGTGTTCGAGGTGTTCGGTGCGCAGCTGGATGAGGTCGAGCTTTCAGCCCTGGGGCAGCAGGTCATGCACGCCTGGCACTACTGCCAGGGCTGGCGGCCTGAGCTGCTCGCCAGTTACCTGGCCGTCTACCCCATGGCCGATGCAGACCTCTTGCCAGAGCTGCTGCAGCACGTTGCGCAGGAACTAGCCAGCCATGTCAAACGCCAACAATCCTGAGATCCGCGTCACCGCCAAAGACGATGCCAGCCGCGTGCTGCGCGGCATTGGCGGCGCCGTCGAGGGCATGGAAAAGAAGTTCCAGGGCCTGCGCGCTGGGGCTGCCGGTGCCGTGGGTGCCGTGGCCGGTGTGGTCACGGCCCTGGCGGGATTGAGCACGCTGGTCACCAGCGCGCGCGCCGCCATCGATCTGGGGGACAGTCTCGATGACCTGGCCGAGAAAACCGGCGTCAGTGCCAGCCGCCTGAGCGAGCTGCGCTTTGCCAGTGAAGTGGCGGGCACCAGCTTTGAAGACCTGCAGGGCGGCCTGCGCAAGCTGGGCAACCAGATCGCCGCCGCCGGGCAAGGCCAGAAAGAAGCCGTCGCCCTGTTCAAGGACCTGGGCGTGTCTGCCACCAATGCCGACGGCAGCCTGCGCGGTGTGGATGACGTGCTGCTCGACGTGGCCGACGCGTTCAGCCGGTACCGTGACGGCGCAGGCAAGTCGGCCCTGGCGCAGGACATCTTTGGCAAAAGCGGCGCCTCGCTCATTCCGGTGCTGAACAAGGGCAGCGCGGGCATCCGCACGCTCACCAGCGATGCGCAGAAGCTGGGTGCTGTCATAGGCGACGATGCTGCCAAGGCGGCAGCAGATTTCAATGACAACCTCACGGTGCTGCGCGTCACGGCATCCGCCGCGTTCGGGCAGCTGGTGGGTGAGTTGCTGCCTAGCATGAATGAGGCGTTGCGCGCCTACATCAACTTGCGCAAAGAGTTCGGAAGCACGTCCGGCGCCTTGGCAGCCACCACTTTCTCCGGTGAGCCCTTCAAGGACGTGGAAGGTCGGGCCAAGGCGGCGGCAGAGAACGTCGCGCGCCTCAAGAATCAGATCCAGGCGCTCGAGGCTGTGCAGGCAAGTGCCAATTCGGCAGATTTTGCGGGAACGCAGCGGCGCGCGCAGACCTTGGCCAACCTCAACGGGCAGCTGGCCACGCAGGAAAAGCTGCTGCGGGCCAACCAGCAGGCGCTGGACGCCTACGCCAAGAAAGAGGCCGATGCCAACAGTGACAAGGCCGGCGGGGGCAAAGACCCGGTGCGCGCGGCTGCTGAGGCCGCAGCTGCTGCGGAGGCAGCCCGCAAAGCCGCCGAAGACCGCGCCAAGGCCTTTGCCAAAGTGCTTGAAGGCCTGGACAAAGAGCTGATCAAGACCGAAGAGCTGAGCCGCGTGGAGCAGCTGCGCCGTGAGATCCGTGCCGGGCTGTACGGCCCGCTCACGCCTGAGCAGGTGCGCCAGATTGAGCTGCGCGGCAAAGAGATCGACGCGGAGAAAGAGTTCCAGGTTGCCTTGGAAAACAGCACCAAGGCCGTGCTCGCAGCCGGAGAGGCTGCCCGCAAGAGCGCAGAGGAGCGTGAGGCGACGATTGATCGGTTGACAGGTGTGACAGCAGCGCGTCAGCAGGCTGAGCAGCTGGATCTTTTGAAAAACGCGCTCGATCGTGGGCGTATCTCTGCTGACCAGTACGCGACAGGTGTGCGAAACCTTTTTGGCATCCAGGCGGAAGTGGCCAGCCAGAGCGGCGAAATCAAGTCCATCTGGGCAGACCTGGGCGCCACCTTCGAGAGTGCGTTTGAAAACGCCATCGTGGAGGGCAAGGGCTTCAGCGGGATTCTCAAGGGCATCGAGCAAGACATCCTGCGCGTGGTCACCCGCATGCTGATCATCGAGCCCATCATCAAGCAGATCAAAGAGGCCATGAAAGACAGCGGCAGCGGCACAGACTGGCTGGGCCAGCTGCTCAACTTCGGCAGCAGCTTCTTTGGCGGGGGCGGCACGCCCACCGGCGGCAGCCGCGCGCTGGGTGGCACCGTGCGGCCAGACAACATCTACCGCGTGGGGGAGAGCGGCCCTGAGCTGTTTGTGCCGCCCACCAACGGCCGCATCCTGCCCAACAGCATGCTGGGGCAGGGCGGTGGTATGTCGGTGGTGATCAACCAGACCCTCAACATTGACAGCCGAACAGACCAGAGCACCATCGTGCAGGCCATGGGGCTGGCGGTGCAGCAGGCCGAGGCGCGCATCATGGACAGCATGCGCCGCGGCGGCATGGCCCGGGTGGGGGTGTAAGCCATGCCCACCTACAGCTTCCCCAGCAACCTGCCCAACCCCGTGCAGCTCAATTGGCGGCTGGAGCCCGTGGTGCTGCAAAGCGTCAGCCCGCTCAGCGGGGCCACGCAAACCGTGGAAATGCCCGGCGCTGGCTGGGTGTTCGATGCCCAGTGGGCGCCGCGCCGCGGCACGCGCATGGACGAATTTGAGGCCTTCCTCGCGCGCCTGCGCGGCTCGAGCAACCGTTTCACCGTGTGGCCGTGGCACCGCCCGGTGCCCGTGGGCACCATGCGCGGTGCGCCGGTGGTGGCGGCATCGCCCCCCAGTGGGGACATTGTGCTCAACATCACCACCACGCCTGGCGCCACCCTGCTGGCCGGTGACTTTGTGGGCGTGGCCGGCGAGCTCAAGCAGGTGGTGGTGGGCGGCACGGCCAACGGCTCAGGCGCGCTCACCGTCGAGGTGTCGCCCCCGTTCCGCGCAGCGCCGGCGCCAGGCGCGGCAATCACTTGGAACCGGCCCACCGCCACCTTCATTGCCCAGGCCGCGCCGGGCATTGCCGTCGCGTCGCTGGGCTTCGTGTCCATTGCATTCGGTGGGCAGGAGGTCTTTCCGTGAAGACGCTCACCAGCAACCAGATCACCGCCGCGCAAGCGCCGCAGGTGGTCAGCTGTGCGCTCATTGAGCTGCAGCTCACCAGCACTCTTCGCTTCACCACCGCGCCCTACAGCATCACCCTGGCGGGCAACACCTGGGTGGGGCTGGGTGCGCTGGCCAGTATTGAGGCCGTGCGCGATACAGATGCGCTCGAGCCCGCCGGCCTGCGCATGACGCTCAGCGGCTGTGATGCCGCGCAGGTGGCCATTGCGCTCAGTGAGCCCGTGCAGGGACGCGCGTGCCTGGTGTATCAGCAGTTTCTCTTTGCAAGCACGCAAAACCCGGTCGATGCGCCCATCCTCGAATGGGCCGGCCGCATCGACCAGATGAGCATTCAAGACGGCGAGGGCAGCGCCAGCATCACGCTCACCGCAGAAAACCGCCTGGCCGAATTCAAGCGCCCGCGCATTGCCCGCTACACCAACGAAGAGCAGCAGCGCCGCTTTGCGGGGGACCGTGGCTGTGAGTACGTCGCCCAGGTGGCCGACAAAACCATCGAATGGCCCAGCGCGGAGTGGTTCCGCCTGAACACGCCCAAATGACCGCACCTGCACCCCGCCCACCTGCGCAGCGCCTGGAGCACTGGCCCCCCGCGCTGTTTGACCTGGTCGAGCAGCGCCTGGCCGCGCCCTTTGCCTGGGGCAGCAACGACTGCTGCCTGTTTGCTGCAGACGCTGTGCTCGCCATCACCGGGCAAGACCTGGCCGCAGACCTGCGCGGCACGTACAGCAGCGCACAGCAGGCCGCCCGCGTGCTCAAGCGCCTGGGCGGTGTGGCGGCCATTCCGGCCGCGCGCGGGCTGGTCGAGGTGCCGCCCCTCATGGCCCAGCGTGGCGACCTGCTGCTCATGCCGCAGCAAGACGGCCAGATCGACTGCGCGCTCTACGTGTGCACCGGCAGCCAGGCCTGCGCCCCGGGCCAAGACGGCCTCAAGTTCTGGCCCATCGACCAGGCACTCAAGGCGTGGAGGGTGGGCGCATGAGTCAGGCGCGTGAATTCCTGTTTCCGCTGACGGCGCGCAGCCGGCTGGCGCAGCAAATCAACACCATCGGCGCCGCGTTGTTCAACCCGTTTCTGGGTGCTGCGGCCAGCGCCTACTACGGCCAGCGCAACGCACGTGACGCCAAGCGCCGCGCGCGTTCGCAGTACCTGGCCGGCCTGACCGGCCGCAGTCAGATGTTCCGCAGCCCCGTGGCCAACCGGCAGGTCATCTACGGCCGGGCCAAGGTGTCTGGCCCCGTGCTGTTTGTGGGCACCACCGGCGTGGCTGCAGAGAACCTCTACATGGTCATTGCGCTGGCCGGCCATGAGATCCAGGGCTTTGACACCGTCTGGTTTAACGAGGAGCCCCTGGGGCTCGACGCAGGCGGCAACGTGGTGGCGGGCAAATACTTCCGCGGCCGCACAGAGGCTTGGGACTTGCCCATAGGCAACACCGCGGGCAGCACGCTCACCGTACCCAGCACCACCGCGCTGCAGCTCTGGCAAGAAGACCCCGCGCCGGAAAACGGCGCCCGCACCCAGGCGCTCACCCTCGGCACGCACTACACCGTGGCCGGCAACGTGGTCACCCTGGTGGCGCCGCTGTATGCCGGCCAGCCCATCCGCGCCAGCGGTACGCAGACCATTGGCACCAGCCTGGCCAATGTGCGCGTCTACACCGGCACAGACACCCAAACGGCCGATGCCGAGCTGGTGGCGCAGTTCCCCACCCAATGGACCAGCGCCCACCGGCTGCGCGGGGTGGCCTACGCAATCGTCCGCCTGAGCTATGACCCCAACGTGTTCCAAGGTGGGGTGCCCAACATCGCCTTTACGGTCTTTGGCAAGAAGGTCTTCGACCCGCGCACCAGCACCACCACCTACAGCAACAACTGGGCCCTGTGCGTGCATGACTACCTGCGCAGCGCAGAGGGCGGCAACTTCAGCGCCGCAGAGATTGACACCGCGAGCATCATTGCCGCCGCCAACGTGAGCGACGAGCTCGTGCCCCTGGCCGCCGGTGGCAGCCAGCCGCGCTACACGCTCGACGGTGCCTTTGAGCTGGCCACCAGCCCCGAAGAGCTGCTGCCCGACATGCTCACCGCCGGCAACGGCAGCGCCATCTACCAGCAGGGTAAGTGGACGCTCAAGGCCGGGGCCTACAGCGCCCCCGTGCTCGCGCTCAATGAGAATGACCTGGCCGGGGGCGTGAGCATCGTGCCCGAAGCCAGCGCGTTTGACCTGTTCAACGCCGTCAAGGGCACCTTCATTGACCCCCAGCGCCAGTGGCAGCCCAGCGAATTCCCCATCGTCACCAACGCTGCGTATGAAACCGCAGACGGGGGTGAGCGCAAAGAGCTGGACCTCACGCTGCCCTACACCCAAGACGCCACCCGCGCGCAGCGCATTGCCAAGCAGCTGCTGGACCGCAGCCGCCTGGCGCTCACCTGCACGGCCGAATTCAACCTCAAGGCCTTCCGCCTGCAGGCCGGAGACGCCATCACCCTGAGCATTGCCCGCTACGGCTGGGTCAACAAGATCTTCATGATCCGGCAGCGCGAGTTCAACTTCGCCACCCAGCGCGTGACGCTCACACTGCAAGAAGAAGCCGCCGCCGCCTACAACTGGGCCGGCGGCGATGCGCTGGCCTATGACCCCGCGCCCAACACCACCCTGCCGCAGCCCTGGAACATTCCGGCCCCGGCCAGCGCCGCCGCCACCAGCGGCAACAACACCCTCGTGCGCCTGGATGACGGCACCATCGTCCCGCAGATCCGCGTGAGCTGGACCCAGCCCACCAACATCTACGTGCTGCGCAACGGCCGCACAGAGGTGGAATACCGCCGCGTCACAGACACCGCCTGGCGCCGCATCGAGGTGCGCGGCGACGCCGCCGCCGCCTTCCTGCCCGACGTGCAGGAAGCCAGCGCCTACAGCCTGCGCCTGCGCCACGTGCTGGACAACGGCACCACGAGTGACTGGGCCATCCTGAGCCCGCACACCGTGGTGGGCAAAAGTGACCCACCGCCGGACGCTACCGCGCTCACCGTCATCACCCTGCCTAGCGGCCAGCGGCGCTTCACCATCAGCCTGCCCGCCAGCCTGCCGCTGGACATTGCCGGGGCACAAATCCGCTTCAACGCCGGCGCCAGCATCACCTGGGCCACCGCGGCCAAGCTGCAGCAGAGCATCAGCGTGCAGCAAGCGCGTGACGCCGGCGGCTTTGTGGGCTTTGAGCGCAATGACCCCGGCCCCGGGGAATGGACCTTCGAGGTGCGCCTGCTGGATGGCAGCGGCAATGTGTCCCCCAGTGGGGTGCGCACCACCGTCACGCTGGGGCAAATGTTCGCTGGGGACTTGAATGCCACGGCAGACATTGCGCTGGTGCCGAACGGCGCCAGCGCGGTGGTGTCCGGCAACGCCCTGGCCAACCAAGGCGGATCTGGTTTGTGGGACGTGGCCGCCTGGTCCCGTGACCGTTTCTTTGGCGGCGCAGCAGTCTATGCGCGCACGCCAGTCAACAACCGTCCTGTGGGCTTTGGCTTGAGTGCAGACCCCGGGGGCAGCGCGGGTGTGTTGGACATCAACTACTGGCTGCACCCCACGGCCACGGGCGAGGTCGAGCTCTGGGAGTCTGGCGTGTTTCGCGGCACGTTTGGCGCTTATGCAGCCGGTGACAGCTTTGCCATTCTGTACGACGGGGCGGCGGTGCGCTACATCCGCAACGGCACAGTGCTGCGTACCGTGGCGGCGCCGCCTGGGCTGTCTTTGGGCTTGCGTGCCAACGCACGGGACAGTGGTGCGCGCATTGAAGGCTTGCGGCTCACCGCGTATGGCAGCGGGTCTGCAGTCACGCCTGCGTCTGCGCTGGTGGCCACCGGCGCCAGCTCTGAGGTCATTGGCAATGCGCTCGTCAAACGGGCCGGCACCACCTCCGGCTGGGGTGATTGTGGCTGCTACACGCGCGAGGCCTATACCGGCGGCGCCACCATCCGCGCCGTATTCCGCACCGCCAATGCCGCTTACCCCAGTGGCTCCGGCAGCGGCGGCATCGGCTTGAACACAGACGCCGCAGCCACCTCGGGCTATGTGGACATCGACTACTGGATCACCGGCACCACGGCCGGCAACGTGGAGATCTACGAGAGCGGCGTGTTCCGCGGCACTTTCGGCGCCTGGGCTGATGGCGATGTGCTCAGCGTCACCTATGACGGGTCGCAGGTTCGCTACATGCGCAACAGCACGGTGCTGCGCACGCTTTCTGTGGCTGGTGGTTTGACGCTGGCTGGCGATGTGGTGATTTTTGACCCCGCCGCGCGCATCGACGGCATTGAGTACGGCCCCTATGGAAATCCGAATGCCGTGCAGCCCAGCAACCCGCTGACGCCGGGCAACGTCACCACCCTAGTCAACCCCAACACCATCAACACCCGCGAGATCAACCCCGGCGCGGTGACGGTGGTGAGTGACACCAAGCCCACCGACGTGAGCAGCTCGCGCAGTGCAGTGGGCACGACCACCACGGCCATTGCCACGCTGAGCTTTGCCAACACCACAGGCGAGACCCAGCAGGTGCTGGTCAACTACTACGCACTGCACACCGGCACGGCCGGCGTGACGGGCAGCGCAGACGCCACCACCCTCACCAGAATCACTGGCGCGGTGCGCGTGAGCGGCGTTACCTACACCGGACAGCCCGCAGAGTTCCGTGAGTTCGAGCGCGGCAGCTTGGCCCTGGGCAGCAATGACTTCACCCAAGACCATGGCGGCTCATTTGTGGTGAGTGTGCCCACGGGCAGCACCGCCACCGTCACCTATGAGCACGCCATCATCAACGTCGGGCCGGGTTGCGCCAGCAACGTCACCAGCCGCGGCATCTCCATGAGCCTGGCGGTACTCAAGCGATGAGCGCACTGGAACTAGTCACCTTCGATCGCGCCACCGGCCGCGTGCTCAGCGTCATCAGCTGCCCGCCAGACCAGCTGGACTGCAACGTGCCAGAGGGCTGCAGCGCCGCGCTGATTGACCTGCCGCCCGGCTGCCTGTACGTGTGCCCAGACACCCTGGTGCCGCAACCAGACCGCCGGCCGCCAGAGCCAGAGCCTGGCTGCACCTGGCTGGCCGATGAGGGCCGCTGGCAAACGCCCACCGAGCACGCCCTGCGCCACAACCTGCAGCTGCAGCGCGCCATCGAGCGCCTTGAGGCCGCCCAGGCCCGCCCGCTGCGCGAGGTGCAGCTGTCTGCACTGGGCCTGCTGCCAGAGGCCGAAGGCCAAGCCGCCCGCGCGCGCCTGGTGCAGCTGCACACCCAGATTGCCGAGCTGCGCGCCCAGCGCGTGGCTGTTGCAGAACCCAAACCGCAAGGCCCAGACCATGAACCCCAGCCCGCTGCATAGCACCGCGCCGGCCCCAGACGAGGACGCGCCCATGCCCCGCACAGATGAAGAATGGCGCGGCTATGTCGCGCGCGAGCTGCGCAGCCAGCAAGCCCAGCTCCACGAAGGCGCCGCCCGCATGGCGGCCATTGAGCGCCAGCTCATGCAGCAGGCGGCAGACCTCAAGGCCAACACCGAAGCCACCGCCCGCATCGAAGCTGCCACCGCCACCATGGTGAGCACTTGGGCCAGCATCGAGAGCGGCTTCAAGGTCATTGGCTGGATGGGTGGGGCCGTGGAGTGGCTGGGCAAAAAGCTGGTGTTTCTGAG